TGAATTCACTTATAACATTGATGACATTAAGGACTTTGCATCTAGGAATACAAACTTTTCAAAGACTATTGTACTACCAGGTAACGCTGTCAACAATAAGTTATTTGGCCACATCTTTGAGTTCGGATCATCAAATTTTCATGATGAAAATGTGCCGAATGTGGGGTACAATTTTAATGTATCTAAGGCAGCAAGCTGTATAGTATTCATTGACAAGGTGCAGATCTTTAAAGGCATCTTAAGGATATTAGAGATAGTTATAGACAATGGAGCAATAGAATACGAGTGTGCAGTATTTGGTGAATTAGGTGGGTTTATAAACGAATTAGGGAATAAGAAAATAGAGGAACTTGATTTTTCAGCCTATGATCATGACTGGACTTTGACAAACATACAATCATCATGGAATACAGTAGCAGGATCAGGGTATTACTACCCATTGATTGACTATGGTAAGGTAAGCACAAATAAACATGACTGGGATGTAAGAGCATACAGGCCAGCTTTGTATGTGAGAGAATACATTGATAAGATTATAAGCAATTCAGGATATACATACGAAAGTTCTTTTTTTAACAGCCCTGTGTTTCGTAGATTGATAGTTCCACAAAATCAAAAGGCCTTAACTAAAACTACCAGTGATTTTAATAAAGCATTTTTGACTACACCTGTAGAGATTGTATCATCTAGATTAATATCATTTGACACTGTGACAGGATCAGGTTTGACAGTATCAGGAACTAACAGCACATTCACATACACAGGTGTAAGTTCTATTATCTTAAAGATGGACTACGAGTTTAATGGTGATTCTACCAGTGGTACTTTCAAAATAGCTAAAAATGGAACTACAGTCTATCAATATAATTTCGAGGGTGGAATAGGCATAGCAGGCACATTTGAAATCCTAGTCAATACAAATGATGCTATCACTTTCAGATTTAGCAATACAGCACCTAATAGAGATGATCCACCTGTGACGGTAAGTGATGGGCAGGTGTCATTCTATTCAAATTCATTTGTGACAGCCCAGGTGACATTGAATGACAGATTGATTATGGCTGATGTAATTCCTAAGGGGGTATTCCAAAGAGACTTTTTTTCATCTATTGTCAAGATGTTTAACATGTATGTGGTAGAGGACACAAATAGGCCTAAGCATTTAATCATTAAGCCCTATATTGAATTTTACGATTTTGATGGCCAATCACTATTAGCCATTGATGATTTCAATAGCTTACTTAATGTAAACGATACAGATCATCTATTGCTATCGGATGGCACTATACAATATCTAGACTGGACATATAAGGTGGATAGATCAAAGCCTTTGAAGTTAAAACCAATGAGTGAACTAAATGGTAGATACTTTGAGTTTAAATATAAAAATGATTCTGATTATTATAATGAGCAATATCAAAAAAAGTTTTCGGAATCATACGGCACAAAGCTAGAGGATAGCGGATATGATTTTGCTAAGGACAAACAAACAGCAGAGGTCATCTTTGCACCATCACCATTAGTGGGATATACAGGTGAGGACAAAGTAGTACCTACTATTTATAAACAAAATAATGGGGTTGAGGATAGCACAGAGCATGTGATCAGAATTATGCAGGCTAAGAAAATTACAGGTGTAACATCCTATAATGTAAAAAATGGTAGTACAACATTGGTAAGTTTGACTACTTATGGATATGCTGGTCACCTAGATGATCCAAACAATCCAGGTGCAGATTTGAACTTTGGAGTGCCGAATGAATTATATTTTGAATTGAATACAGACTATCCAACAGCAAACCTGTTCAATGCATACTGGTCTGAATATGTGGCAGAGATCACAGATAAGGACAGCAAACTACTGACTGCATTTGTCTACCTGAAAGCAAAAGACATATACAGTTTAGACTTTTCAAAGCTGATCATGATTGATGGGGCTTTGTGGAGACTAAACAATGTACAAGATTTTAACCCTATGGATGTGGACACTACGAAAGCGGAATTTTTAAAAGTAATTGAATTAACATACGAGTAACATGGCAGATGAAGTAGTAGGTATAAAGGTCAAAGTAGATGGTAGCGAAGCAGTCGAATCTACAAAATCCCTCAGGGCTCAATTAAAAGAGGCTGTGGCTGATGTAGCTGCATTATCTGATAAATTCGGTGTATCAAATAAAGCAACTATAGAGGCTGCCAAAAGAGCAGCTGAACTTAAAGATAGGATAGGGGATGCAAAATCTATGGTGGATGCATTCAATCCTGATGCTAAATTTAAGGCATTCAGTGCATCACTTAGTGGGGTAGCTGGGGGCTTTGCTGCTTTGCAGGGTGCTATGGCACTATTTGGAACTGAAAATGACAATGTACAAAAAGCACTTTTAAAAGTACAGGCAGCCATGGCTTTTTCTCAAGGATTGCAGGCTGTTGGTGAGAGCATTGATTCATTTAAGCAATTGGGTGCAGTAATACAAAATAGTACAATATTACAAAAGGCTAATAGTGCAGCCACATCAGCAGCAGCAGCAGTTCAAAAATTATTTACAGGTGCAGTAGATACAACAACTACAGGGTTTAAAAATTTAAAATTTGCAATGGCTGCCACAGGCATTGGATTGTTGGTTGCTGCAATTGGTTATTTGATTTCAAATTTTGAGGAATTGACAAGTACTATGTCAAGTAATACTGATGTAGAACTAGAATATACTAGAGCCCAGGAAGCAGCCACAAAAGCAGTTACAGATTTTAACATAAAATTATATTCAGTACAAAATGCATTAGAGGCAGCCAAAAAAGGCACAATGTCTAAGAAAGATGCATTAAAAGAATATAATGATAAATTAGGAGATAGTGTTGGATATGCTGGATCATTAGAGCAGGCTGAAAAATTAATGGCATCAAATACTACTGTAGTAATTAAAAGTATTAAGCTAAGAGCAGAGGCACAGGTAATGTATGCCAAAGCAGCGGAATACAGTGCTAAAATAGTTTCAGGCGAAACTACACAGATAGGTTTTTGGGAAGGATTTTATAATCATGTCGCTAACTTAGGGGATTGGGGAAAAACTGCTGTTGCTAATGCTCAAGATATGAGCAATAAAATAGAGGTTGCTCAAAAAGCAATTACAGGATTGCAAGCCAAAGGGGATGAATTAACTAAACAGGCTATTGAAAATGATAAACTATTGCAAAAGGGATTGTCTACAAAACCTGGAACAACTAAAAGTGCTGGGAAAAGTAGTGAACAAAGCCAGGCAGAAAAAGATAGAAAAGAAAGAGAGGCTGCTGAATTAGAGGCACAAAAGAAACTGCAGAGACTTAAAGATGAAACCGAAATTGCAGCAATAGATGATCAATACAAGTCTAGAAAAGCAGCTATTGAAAAGGCTACTATTCAGGAAATAAAAGATATTAATGCAAATGAAAAACTTAAACAGGAAACAAAAGATGCATTGATAACAGCATTAAATACTAAGTCAAAAGCTGATATTGATAAAATAGATAGAGAGCAAAAAGAGGCACAAGATAAAAAAGACAAAGAGGATTTAAAGAAAAAGCTAGCTGATGAAAGACAAATAAGGGAATTAGATATACAGAATAAAATAGAATTACTTGACAAAGAGAATGCTGCAATTGAGGGTGACTTTGAAAAAGACCTGGAAAGACTTGAAACAAAAGACAGATTGCTTAATAAGCAAATGGAGATAGAGTTAGAAAATACTGAACTAACTGAATTTCAAAAAACAGAGATTAGAAAAAAATATGCTGATGCTAGGACAAAAGTAGCTGAGGATGAGGTGGCAGTAGAGAAAGCAGCACAGCAGGCTAAAATTGATTTGAACAATAAATATTTAGATCTGTATGCTCAGTTTGGTGAATTTTTACAGCAGATTGCAGGTAAGAGCAAGGCGGTTGCTATAGCAGGATTGGTGATAGAAAAGGGAGCAGCCATTGCTAAGATCATCACTCAAATGAATACTGTGCCAGCTATTTTGCCACCAGGTATTCCTAACCCTGCATACATTCCATCAAGGATTGGCGGTGCATTATCAATAGCATCAGTCATAGCTGCATCAGTACAAGGAATTCAATCAATAAATTCTGCAAATTCAGGTGCTAGCAGTGGCAGTGGTGGTGCTGGTGTAGGTGGCAATGTAACTGCAGCCGCACCTATTATCCCTGCAGCACCAGTTCAAAACACAGTAACACAGTTAAGTACAAATTCAATCAATCAGCTAGGATCTGCTACAAATAGAGCCTATGTGGTAGAATCAGATGTAACTAATAGCCAGGATAGAATTAAACGTATAAACAGAGCAGCTAGGCTGACATAAAACAATAGACATGAATAAAGTATTAAACATTGAGGGATCAGGAATGCTACCAATTTATAAGCTAGAGATTAGCCCTAATATTGACAATGAAATGGAAGTGGATTTTGTGGCATTAGTAGACAGACCTGCCATTGAAAAATCATTTTTGGCATTTAACGAAAATACAGAACGTATTGCATTTGCCATCCAAAGTGAGGATGAAAAAATAATCACTGGGGCATTGATGCTGGCTGACAAACCTATCTATAGGAATGATGAAAACGGTGAGTACTATGTGGTATTCACAAAGGACACGATTAAGCAAATAGCACAGAAATTCTTTGCCAAAGGTTACCAATCAAATGTCAATTTAATGCATGACAGTGGCCAAAAATTAGAGGGGCTTACTATGTTTGAATCCTGGATCACTGATGAGAAAAGAGGTATCAGTGCAATGAAAGGATTTGAGGATGTTCCTGATGGTAGCTGGTTTGGATCATTCAAAGTCAATAATGATGAGGTATGGAAAATGATTAAAGATGGCAAAGTAAAGGGTTTCTCAGTAGAGGGTTTATTCCAATATAAGCCTACTGAAAAACAAGATATGAGTACCATAGAAAATCAATTATGGTCACAGATCACTGACATACTTAGTCAGATAGACTAAAATAGTGAATGAGAATAAGTGTGAGCAGGTGGCAGTGATGTCACCTGTTTTTGTTTCTATATGGTCACAATGTCATATTCAGTCTATATAGGGCTAAAAAGTATTATGACACCATTAGAGGCAATTTTGAAAATGAAAGCTGCTTTTGAAGCTGCTGGGTTGCAATTCGCACCTGGGGATCAAATGCCAGCACCTGCACCTGAGGCAGCACCTGCTGTTGAGCCTACAGAGGCTACAAAAGAATATGATCTAGTATCTGGTGGCAAAGTGACTATTGACAGTTTAGAGGTAGGTGGTAAAGTTACCATCAAAGATGAAGCTGGCAATGAATCACCTGCACCTGCTGGGGATCATGAGTTAGTAGATGGCACTACCATCACATTGGATGAGACTGGAACTATCACAGCTTTAAAAGCACCTAATGAGGCTGCACCTGAGATTGAGGTTGAGGTAGAATTACCTGCTCCATCTGAAACTGAAATGAAAATAGCTGCATTAGAGGAAGCCATTGCAGAATTGAAAAAAGATGCTGAATCTAAAAAGGCAATGATGTCTGAGGTAGAGGCAAAATTCAGCAAGGCTATTTCCGAAATGAGTGATGTGATCGTAGGATTGATCAGCACACCATCTGCATCTGCTACTGAAAATCCAAAGGATAAGTTCAATGCACATGTAGAAAGCAAAGAGGAAAAAATGAAAAGATTTTTAGATAGAGCTAAAAATATCAATAAGTAACAATTTTTTAAAACAAACAAAAACAAATAACAATGGCATTTGATGTATCAGCATTAGCAACCTACACAAAAGAGAATCAAGATCTTTTGGTAGCTTCATCTGTATTAGGTAG